AGGAGAAGATTTCAGCTATAATCAGCAATCACATATTATTAAGTTTAGCAATGGCTCAGAGATAATCTTAGCTGATTTATTCCTGTACCCATCAGATCCAAACTTTCAGGACCTCGGAGGATTAGAGCTCACAGATGTATTTTTAGATGAAGCTACTGAGATAAGTGAGAAGGCTTATAGCATAGTTTGCTCACGTATTAGGTACAAGCTTAATGAGTATAATCTTACTCCTAAGATATTACTTACTTGCAATCCATCTAAGGGGTGGATCTATAACCAATTTTACCTACCATACAAAAATCAGAATCTACCTGAACACCTTGCTTTTGTACAGGCGCTACCTGGCGATAATATACACTTACCCGAAGCTTATGTAACAAGCCTTAGCAGGCTTCCTGAAGCGGATAGAAAGAGACTCTTAGAGGGAGATTGGGAATTTGATAACAGCTCAGATAGATTGTATCTCTATGATGAATTAATGAGATGCTTTAGAGAGCCGATGAATGTAGGAGAGGGATATATCACTGCGGATATAGCTCGGCTTGGTAAGGATAGAACTGTGCTATGCGTATGGAAAGGTCTAAGCTGCATAGATATAGTAGTGCTTAGACAAAAGCGCCAAGATGAGGTTAAGGCAGAGATACAAAGATTAATGAATCAATACTCAGTTAGGCTATCTAATGTGCTTGCCGATGCTGATGGCGTGGGGGGTGGATTGGTAGATAGTCTTAGGTGCAGAGAGTTTATGAATGGTAGTAAAGCAGTAAGAGGCACTCAGTACATGAATCTAAAAGCAGACTGTTACTTTAGATTAGGTGAGCTCATAGATAAAAATGAAATTACTTTCCCTATCAAATGGCAGGAAGATATCTGCAAAGAATTAGAATTGATTAGAAGAGTAGATCCTGATAAGGAAGGAAAACTGCGAGTTACGTCTAAGGATACCATTAGCCAGCGCACCGGTGGAATATCTCCCGATATAGCAGATGCTATAATGATGAGAGCTTACTTTGAGCTAAATAGGAACTATACTAAGTACGCATTTATCTGAGATAGATGCTGAAAAGTGTAATTAATTACATTTATTCGTACTTAAAAGTGTAATGCAATCCCCATTAAAGTATTATTTAGCAGTCATTAGGGCGCTAAAAGACACGTTATGGATGTTATACCATACTTTAGTATTAGTTAGATGCTATTAATAACATCTTTGTCGCAAGTATAGTAGACTTTTGCGACAAACAAAAGACAGAACAAGACAATTAGTGGCAAATGTTTGGCGTAGTAGAAAATAATCTACAGAATGAGGCTTATTGTGGAAAATAATGCACTATAATACGGCAGTAAGCTTTACATCATGCCAAAATATAGTAAAAATTTATACCCGATAGCGTATCTATTATAGTAAGATTATCAGGTTTAAACTGACGTAATTGATATAAACAAAATAGCCCTGCACGTTTGCAAGGCTATCCCGTAATCAAATAATCAATATAAGCCTAAACCAAAAGGCTGAAATGGATAGTCAAATATATTACACTTAATACTATGTGAATAAGTATGTGAATAAGATGTTGAAATGAGATAAGTTAATAGTATAATTTTGAGCACATGAAGAATGAGGAAGCTCTAATACAGGAAGCAGTTATTAACTATTTAGTAGCTCAGTATCCTAAGGCTTTGTATTGTGCCTCAGCAGGAGGAGTAAGAACTTCTATGAAGCAGGCTGTAAAGATGAAGCGCACAGGCTATGTTAAAGGCTTTCCTGATATATTTATCTATGAACCTAAAGGGCAATGGCATGGCTTAGCTATTGAGATGAAAACAGCTAAGGGTGTAATGAGCCAGCATCAGAAAGAATGGCAGAATGAGTTAATAAAAAGAGGGTACATAGCTGTTACATGCAAAAGCTTTGATCAGGCACAAATAATCATAGATGAATACCTGGCGCTCTGAATTCGATAAGTGTTATTTAGAGTGGCGCAGGGTGGCGCATAGCGTGGTACGTGCTGATGTAGCTGATGAGCTTTTGCACGATACACTATTAAAGATTTTAGAATCAGATAAGGATAAGATGCAAGACATCCATAACAGAGGGAAGCTGAATAACTATGTGAGCAATGCTATTAGGCTTTCTGCACGTAGCACTAACAGCTCATTCAATTATACTCTTAGAAAGTTTGAGAAGATACGCAACGATCTCAAAGATGATATTATAGATGATGTGAATAAGAGTGTAGGCATGAGACTTGAGAATGAGCAGTTAGATATTTTTATCAGTAGACTTCCCTACTTTGAGCGTGAGCTATTCTTTCTTTATGCGTTAGACGATTTCTCTTATCAGGCATTAGCAAAAGAAACGGGTATACCTTTAGCTTATCTTTACCGAACTATTCAGAAAGCTAAAACAACACTTAGAAATTCACTACAGATATGACTAAAGAAAACTACGCTGCGAGGATTGAAATCTGCAATAAGTGCGAAGTGTTTAACACGCGCTATAAAACGTGCGGACCTCCAACTAATGCTATCAATCCATTTGCTAAACCAACTGAGCTTAATGGCGTTACATTCAAGCCATGTGGCTGCCCTATAGATCACTTAGCTATGTATGCTGTTAAGGATTGCCCTGCTAAGAAATGGCCTATCTTAGATGATAGATTAGTAATTGAGAACATGCTGGCCTTCATCAAAACTCTAAAGCTCAACAATAGAGTAACAAGCCAAGATATGAAAGTGATAGGTGAGATTAGAAAGAAGTACACTAACTTAGATTATCCAGGTACAAGCTGTGGCCCATGTGCTAAAAAGTATGTAGATGATGTAGGCAAGCAGTTAGAAGAGGAGCTAACTAAATTAGAACAAGCTCAAGCACTGATAGAATTAACTAACTTAGAGCTCACACCTGAGCCAATACAAATAAAGAAACGAAAAGCTAAACGTAAAAAACTATGACACTATTAATTATCTATTTGGTAGGCTTCCTACTTCATACGGGCATACTCTGCACAAACATTTACAGGCATCAGAGACACCTATCTAACTACCATTGGTATGCTTATGTAGGTGTTATCTTTACAGGCCTTGTATGGCTTCCTTTTTGGGTATACATTACAGCTCTACGTTTTCAACAAAAGAAATAGTTTTGCACAAATGAATCTCGTAACATTTTTACCTATAGATTTGTTACAGGGTGAGAATAAAGATACTTATTGATTAAGGTTTTTTATACGCCCTTTGGATGGACTCACCTACACATCCTTAGGGCTATATTTTTTACAGACGGAAGCGATTAACAGCAGTGTAAAGAATGAATTGAGCTACTGCGGGATAGTAACACAGCTCAGGGGTATGGCTAAGGTATAAGCCCCAGGTTACTTAGGGATGGCAATATCTCTAAAAGGTAGATACCAGGTTAGTGCACATTGCTGATGACACTAATACATTATGGCGAAGCACTCAAGCGACAAGCATGAGAACAGTCATTTTGAATGAGAGCCCAACACTTAGAGAAATCTTTGTGCTGGATACTTCTATCTCTCATTTAGCTCAGCATCTAAGCTCTAAGCATTAAGTTAATTAGCAAAGAGCTTAAGCTAACTAATTAGCAATATGCTTAATTAACATTAAACTAAAAGTAAATGAATGATAATAAATATAACTTTTTAAGGGCTCAAGTGAAGATGTTTAATCCTACTTTTACTGATAAAGAAATAGACAAAGAATGTGAGAAGATACTAAATGAAGGTGAGGGTGGAGAGGATCCTGATTGCCTTTATTGTGGATCATAAATGTTAAATATCAATAATCAATTATACAAATAACGTAGATGAAAGCTACATTAACATTTGACTTAGATTTGCCTGAAGATAAGGCTGCACACTTGCGCTGCACTAAAGCATTAGATTTAGTTCTGTGCTTAAATGAATTTAGATCTGACCTATTAGCACAGCATAAGTATAAGGAGCTCTCAGTAGATGAAAAGCAAATTTTGTTATACGTAAATTCGCTCTTATCAGAATGTCTTGAGGAGTATGGCATTAAACTATCTGAGTTAGACCAATGATATTAGTTCCGGCACAACTTGAATCAGTAGGCACAAGAAAGGATAAGACTCTTAAACTTACCTTTGGAACTAACGAGCTCACACCAGCGCAGGCTGCTGAACTGTTCGGTACAGCCAATCAGTTCGGATACTTAGCTTTTAAAGATGAGAACTTCAGACGTGAGGAGCTGGATGCTGTTGAGTCGCTTAAATCAGAGTTAGAAGATACACTTAAGAAGCCATCACAAAGATTGAGAGGTATAATGTTTAGAGTTTATGAGGTTGATAGTGAGGGATTTACTACCTTTGCTAAATACTATGACTCTAAGATGGAGCAGTTAATCACACACTTTAAGAATAAGTTAGCATGAGTGAGGAGCAGGGACAAAACGTTACAATTAAAAAAGATGCTATGTTACAGGCACTTACATCTTCTTTGGGTAACGTAACCGAGGCAGCTGAGAAGATAGGCATTACACGTAAGACTCACTATGAATGGCTCAAAGATGATGCTGAGTATTCTGCTGCTGTAGCATCATTAAAGAATGTAGCTTTAGACTTCGCAGAATCACAGCTTAAGAAGCTGATGGAGGGAGCAGAGCGCCAAGCGCTCACCCATGATGGAGAGATAGTAACTATTAAAGATGCACCTAACACAAGTGCTATTATCTTTTACCTTAAGACACAGGGCAAAGGTAGGGGGTACATAGAACGCTCCGAGCTTAGCACAGAGATTAAGAGCATTAACATAACCATAGATGGTACAAATATTTAATTATGACAGCAGCAGAGAAAGCTAAAGAGTTAGTAGATAAGTATTGGATATACTTAAGAGCTAATCTACTTTACGATGAGGAGGCTAAAGAAGATGCAAAGCAATGCGCTTTAATAGCAGTAGATGAGATATTAAATCTTTGTTGGGGCGGAAATAAAGTAGGCATGAAACATTGGAAAGAAGTTAAACAAGAAATAGAGAAGTTATGAGCGAGAAGATAATAACCACTAAGTACAGTGATCAGACACTGGGCAAGTATGTAGATTTCCTTAATGCAGGCACAGATAGCGTTTCTCAGATTCAGGCCATCACAGGGTTGAAGCGTGATGATATACGCAAGATAGATATGGCTACCGTTGAGAAGATAGTATTAGCTTACTCCAATGGCCTGCGTAATGATGAGAAAGTATTTAAGCAATTTATAGATATTGATGGCGTGAAGTTCGGCTTTCATCCCGATCTAAAGAGCATGAGCTTTGGAGAGTGGTTAGACCTATCTGAGTTTAGTAAGAACTTTCCTCAACAGCTACCTGAGCTTATGTGTATTCTCTATAGACCGGTAACAGCAGAGATTAATCTGCAGTACAAGATAGAAGAGTATGATAGCTCCATACATCTTAAGTATGTACCTCAGATGCGTAAGCTAAACTTAGCCAATGTTAATGCTGCGCTGCTTTTTTTTTCGATACTCAGAA